TATCTGATGCCGATATTGCATTACCAACACCACTTAATACTCCAGAATCATCGGAATACCAAATATGATTTCCCTTTCCACTTACAATACTAGATTGATTTGAACCTGTAATTTTGTTAAAAATACCACCACCAATAAATGAAAGAGAACCATTCTTTATATTATTATTTTGCCCACCAACAACCGTTGATTCGGAGGATTTTGATATCTCATTTTGTTGTCCACCACCTAAAAATGAATTATTAGAATTCAAAATTTCATTTGATTTTCCACCGCCGATAAAACCTGGATTGGCAAAATCAAAAGGAGTTATTGTATTATCAGCAGCACCACCAACAATTCTTACATTTTCGAGTAAACCTTTTGAAGCTGTTATACTACCTTCTGGTGTTAAATGAAAATTACTTGAACTTATTTCTATGTTTCCATTTGAACCACTAACAAAAGCAGAGGTCAAATCACCAAGTAAAAATCTTGGTGTTTCTAATTTAATATTAGAACCTGATAAGAAAGCAACCTCACTCATCAAACCAAAACCAGTAAAATCAGATGGTACATTTCGTGTTCCAGCCACACCTGATAAATCACCTATTCTAGTTTTTAATTCCACATCGTATATTCCAGTACCAGTTCTTTCAACAATATCTATAAAAGGTGTTGATGTATCATTTGGATTTGCATTTAATCTTATGAACCCACTACCTGTTATGCCAGTAGAAACTAATACTTGTCCTGGTTCATAGGATTGTGAGTTTGCTGGTGTCCCACCTAATGAAGAACTATTACCAGTTACTCCATGTCCATACCCTCGTTGTACAAATAATTTACCAGCAAAATTAGTATCACTTGAACCATTATCTAGTGATGAGCTTTGAACCAAAATATATTCTGTAGTAAAACCACTATTAGTTTGTTTCTTTAAACTTAATATTTCATTTTCTTTAAATCCCCTTGCATTTGCAACACTCATTGTAGCAAAACTTTCAGATATTTGTCCTGAACCAGTTAAAGTAGTCGAGTTAGCAACATATAATTGACCACCCACAGCATTTATAGTTTCTTTTTCAAAAACAGCTGTACTAATAGTGCCTCTAATTTTTACATTTTCAAACTCCGCATTTCCATTACCCTCGGAGGAAATTCTCCAACCTCTTAAATTTGGAATAAAATTTGATGTTTGCAAAATACCTACAGAATCTATTATTAAATTATTTGATGTAATTTGTGTACTGCTTAATGTAAAACCACCAATAGTTCCACTTGTAGCTTTAAGAACACCAGCTGGTGTTACACTAAATGGAGCAGAAGCAAATGTAGCATGTCCTAATTGTATTCCATCATCAGCATCTGCTATAAAAATTGTATTTCCACTACCTAAAGATAAAGATTTGTCTGTTGTATTTAATACAAAGTTTGTTGCTGTTAAATTATCAGAATTTATAGTAAATCCACCAATCACACCACCAGTAGCAGTAATAGTTCCTGACATATCAACATTACCTTGATTGTCTAAATGGAAGTTACTTGAACTGATTTCTATATTACCACCACTACCACTTATAAATTGTGAACTACCACCTAAAAAGTAATTACTTGAACTGATAAAAAGTTTTGGTGTTCCTCCACTATCAAATTTAATAAATTGGTTCGCATCACCAAATCTAACAACAGTCCTACTAGCATCTTCTTCGGTGGCTAAAACTATTGGTATACTAGTGCCAGTTGTTGCTTCGTAACCACTAGAAGCATCACCGCCTAAAGTTATTCCGAAAGCATCGTTACCGTTTACTGACAATTCTCCACTCAGTAAATCCAGTCTGAATCTTTCAGTTGTTCCAGATTTACCAATTAAACTACTCTGACCTACTCCACCATTTAGAGTAAAGCCACCGATTGTACCACCACTAAATAATACATTTGAACCAGTGATTTGGCCTGTACCACCTTTAAGATTTAATGTACCACCACTTGATTCTAAATTAGTTCCAATATTAAACCCACCGATAGTACCAGTTTCAGCAGTTATTTTTCCTTGAATCTGAGCATTTGAAGCAGTTATTTGTCCTGATGATTTTAGTATTAAATTATCATTTGTAGAATTAATTTGAGTTGATGATAATTCAAAACCACCTATTGTTCCACCAGTAAAAAGAACTTGTGAACCTGTTATGTTACCATTACCTTTTACATTAAAATTAGAACTACTTATAAAAAATCCATTAGGAGTTGGTGATCCAGATATGGATACAGAATAATCCCTTGAACGAATTGAAGATGATTCTATTACAAACCCACCAAGAAAACCAGCACTAGCACTAACAGTCCCTTCAAATATAGCTCCACTAGCAATAAGAATACCACTCTTATCAACCATAAAATTAGGACCCATTTTAATATAATAGTCTGTACCAACAGGATCGTTACTACTACTTGGTGTAAAATCTATATAATATTCATCTCGTAGTTGGTTAAAAGCAGCACTAGCATCTGAACCAGGTCCTTGATCTGTCTTAAATATTTGTGAACGATTTGCATCAAAAGTAATATTACTACCACTAATTTTTCCATCTATGATTTCAAAATCTCCAATATTACCAGCATTTGCTTTAATAGTACCACTAATACTAAGGATATTATTAGAAGGATTTAAATGAAAAATAGAAGAACTTATTTCTATATTACCACCACTACCACTAATAAACTGAACCTCTTTTGATCCAACAAAAAATGATTGAGCTCTTACATCAAATACACTTGGATTACTTCTAAATCTAAAAAAACTTTCACTATTAGCGACTAATTCTAAACCAATACCAGTATAGTCATCACCACTCGATGTCAATACAGAACCACTAAAGAACATTATTCCAGGACTACCTTTTTCTAAACTAGCACTTTTAAAACCTTCATAATCTACTGTTTTTAAAAAGGCACTATTTTTACCTGATTGTTCAAATCCTTTACCAACGGCATTACCAGTAAACATTGAACCCTTTAATAAATTATCTTCTCTTTCAATAAAAAGAGGAGCTCCTTCAAAATTTAAAAATGATGATGTAACTTCTACAATTTCCCCTTGTCTATCTTCATCTAAATATTGTGCTAATTGTTTTGATGTATTTAAAAATCTTAATCTAAATTTTACTGGCGTATCTCGTCTAAATTCTTTTGGTATTTCTATTTTAGTTGTATTTGTTATCGGATTTAAACCAGAAGTTGCTGTTGAATCTATTGTTTCAAATGAACCACTTGTTAATGGATAAGTTGTTATTATATTAAAATCATCAGTAAAAGCATTTTGCTCATTGTATGCTAACTCAACAGATTCTATTTTACCACCATTAGTTTGTAAATTAGATAAATTGATATTAATAAAACTTCTTTTAAAAACATCATCTTCATTATCAAATTCTACACTTTCACTTATGTTTAAATTTGTCTGAACATCAATGGGTGAGTTTAAAAGTAATGGTGATGTGTTTGGATAATCTTTTCTTATATCATATACAAAAGTAGTTCTTACATTGTATATCCCCCTCCACTCCATTGGTATTTCGTTTCCACCTAATTCACCCATTACATAAAAGAAAGCAGGTCCGTCTGCAATTTCATCAGCAGTTCTTAGCGGATCTTTTTTTATCCAAACAAAACCATTACCTGCTCCACTTAGCTCTGATATATCTACTAAATTAGAAAATATTACAGTTCCACGAGAGTCAACAAATTCAAAAACAATATTAGATAAGTTTTTTAAAAGTGGTTGGTTATTTGGATCATTATAAGTTATAGCAAATGGATGTTTTCCATAACTTAAATTAGAAGGTAATCCGGATATACTGAAATATAAATTATCGTTTATTTCAGTTTCTAGGAATACATCTTTTTCTTTGAGGTCTAATACTTGACTAAATAATTCTGGCATATCATTAATAAATATTTACAAAATATTTTATGAACGATATTTATATGTATAATATATGGAGATTATCGGTATGAAAAAGAAATATTCTTTTACAATAGATGAGACACTTATGGAGTGGTTTAGATTGTATGTTAAAGATGAAAGTACAACTATGAGTGCCACTCTTAACCAGCATATACTTAGCTTAAAGCGTGGTGAATCTAAACCACGAAATGTATTAAGAAGTCGTTAGTTATAAACTACCTTAGAGAATCCATCCTCACCTACATTGACAGGTAGTAGATAATCCATAAAGTCTTTGATTGTATCCAAATGAGATATGATAAAGACAGAATCAAACCTTGTTTTTAGATACTCAAAAGCACCTTTCATGTTTGAGAGGTTGTCTGTGTCGAGTGTTCCAAATCCCTCGTCTATAACGAGAAAGTTAGGACTTGGAAGATTAGAAACATTGATTAATCCGACTCGAAGAGCTAGTGAGGAAACAAACTTTTCCATACCCGATGAGAGACTTAAAGGCCATTCTTGGTCGTCATATCGTATATACAAATTTATATTTTTTTGTTCACTTGTTATACCCAACTGAAAACCAGCCATCATATGGTCTAATACAGCATTTACTTCGTTTTCAATTATTGGTAGAGCATCGTTTATGATTAACTGAGGGATACCATCACTACTTACTAAACGAAGATATACTTCATAATCAGCAACTTTCTGTTCTGCTTCTACAAGGTCTTTGATTTCTTCACCTAGATTTTTTTTATTTGTCTCTTGTATTAAGATATCCGATTCTATTTTCTTTAACTCTTTCCTATGTTCTTTTAATATCTCACTACCGATTCTAACTTGAGTTTGATACTTATCTACCTTTTGAGATATGTTACGATTGTAAGCAATCGCAGAAGCATTATCTAAAAATAACTGTTCATCTTTTACAATTTTTTTTAGAGTAGATTGTATTTGTTCTACTGAAAGTTCTAACTCTTTTATTTTTGCATGTGTTTTGTAAGCATCACCTTCAACTCGTTTTAAATCTTCCATCAATTCTTCATATTTTAATTTGTCTTGTTCTATATCACCAAAACTTTCAATATCTTTTTCACGATGAGACTTATTTGTTAGTATTTTATCTAACTCTAATTTACAATCTTTTATTTCACTTGTCAATGATTTTGTTTTTTCTATATGCCATTGACCATTCTTTAAACAATATTCACAATTCTCATCAAACTCATGTTCTTTTACTTCACTCAAAGATGTCTCTAAATGTTTTATCTGATTTTCTTTTACAGTAATATTAGATTGAATTTTACTTAAGTCTTCCTTACACTCTTTAAATTTATTATAATTGTGTTCTAAAGTTTCTTCATCATATTCTTTCAATTTACTATAAATTGTATTATAAAGAGGCCTTATATTATCTTTGTATTCGTCTTCGAGTTTTAATGCGTCTTTTTGTGTTTCTAATTCACTTTCTTTTTCACTTATCAATTCCTTAAAATCAAGTTCTTCAATATCATCAACATCTTTTAATTTTGATTTTAGTTCTTCTATTTGTGACTTGAAATCTTCTAAATCTTTTTCTATTGGCTCTATAGTAACTTCTTTTTCAGATTTTGACTCTTCTAAATCTTTTAGTTTCTGTTCTATTCTACCCATATTTTCAAAGACATTTTTTTCTTTTATTCTCTTTAGGTATGCCTTCTCATCAGATACATCATCACGAGCAATATCATATAGTTTATCAAAGAGGTCAATACCCATAAACTGAGACAGAATCTTTTTTCTTTCACTTTGTTTTTTGTCAACAAAGTTTTGTCCATTGTTTTGTAGAGAAAGAGATGTTAAAATAAAGTCATCAAATGTTCCTAATATCTTTCTTATCTCTTCGTTTGTACCACTTCCATATTGAGAGTTACTTCGAGCAGCTCCACTAAGGTCAATTAACTCACCATTCTCTTCCATATAAAACTTAACAGCAACAGGACACAATCGTCTTACTTCACCAGTTTTTCTTACTCGTCTTTCTTTTAGTAAACCAGTTCTATGTATAATATAATCCATACCATTTACTTCTAATGATAACTTAACTTCAAAGTTCTTTGATTTGTTATTAAGGACTTCTATAGCCTTAAATGTCCTACTACAAGTATCAAATATAGTATAAGCAATAATATCGATAAGAGCTGACTTGCCACTATGATTGGGTGCAACTACACCAACAACACCATTTAATTTTGTAAAATCAATTTTATTTTTCTTACCATAACTAAACATATTACCAAATTCAATATACTTAAGTTTCCAATCTACATTTCTTGGTAAATCGTTTTTCATACCAATTGATGAGTTAGTAAATTCATTAATATCAAATAGTCGTTGTATAGTTTTATCGTCTATTGCTGGGTTTTCTAAACGAGCAACTTTTTCTATCAATTCATTTTGAACTTTTAAATCATGAATATCTTCAATAGATATTTTAGTTGAAGATTCATTTAATCTACTTTCAATAGAATCCATTTTTTCAAATGAAATAGATTTAATTTCTGTATATTTTTTTCTTAAATTCATCTCAACTAAACGAAGTTTTTCAGCAGGAGTATTACGATGTTTTATTTTTAAATTACCAAATCGTGGAACAAAATTCATCTTACTTTTTATGTCACCATCTTCTACACGAATAGTTTTATACCCATAATCATTTTCTATTTGTATAAATTTAGATTTTCTACTTTCTACATCCCATAATAAAAATCCATGTTCTGGTGCCTCGGCAAAGTTTTGTTGAATTAATGAACCAGGATAAGCTATTCTTTCATTATCATCTATGAACTGTCGTTTATGAATATCACCCAATAACACCATATCATATCCATCAAAATCATTTGCATTGACATTATCATCACTCATCCATAGACCAGTATCAACTTCAAACCTACCAACACCACCATGAAATACAGCAATCTTGTTCTTACCTTTTATATCTTTAGCTTTTGGTAAATTTTTTACATTTGGTTTTCCATCTTTTGTAATATCAAATACAGATAAGAAACCAAATTGACAATCACCCAATTTATATACTCCACTTTTTTTCCAATATAATAAATTAGGATTTATCTGTTGTACTAAATCTACAACAGGAGACAATACATCTTCTCGTGATTTGTTATTTAAATTACAATCATGATTACCAGGAATTACTAATGTTGGTGAAATATCACATAAGTTTAAAAAGAAATCAGCAAGTAATCTAATTTCTTCAGGTGATGTATCGAGTTTTCCATGAACAACATCTCCACCAATATAAATCAAATCAGGTTTTAATTCTTTTAATTTTTTATATAACCTATCGAACACATCTCGATACTCCACAAACCTATGTAATTTTCTAATGTGAATATCTGCTAAGTGAGCAATTGTTTTTATTTTCTTATCCATATAATTTTGCCTGTATCGAATCACTAAAACTAGCCGACTCTGTTGTATGTATTAGGGATGTAATTTTTTTCCAACCCAAATCATTCGGGTCTTTATCTGTTGGTAACTTGACAACTTTACAATCTATACCAAAGTCTCTAAAGAACTCAGACATATTGTAAGCGTCTTTTTTAGCGTCATCATCAAGAGCAATATAAATCGACTTGACATTCTTTTCAAATATTTTTCTTAACAAACTCTTTGATGGTTTTTTACTTAACATTGGTATAGCATTTGACCTAATCGACATAGCATCAAACACACCCTCACATAACACAATTGGTTTTGACCAAGCAACATACCAATCAAATGGAATTATATCCCTTGATACATTTGGATTTTTGTATTTCATCTTTTCACCAACAAAAGAACGACCAACAAAATAATTAAGTAATCCTTTATCATCATAACTTGGTATAATAATCCTACCTTCATATAGACCAGAATCACAGAAACCAATCTTGTATTTTTTTATGTCCCAATCTGTAATACCTCTTTTATGTAAAAATGACTTTGCTTGATTACGATACAAAGATTTGTTTATCACCCAAAGTGGAAGAAACTCTCTCGGTAAAGATACAATAATCTTAGACTCTGTTTTATCATTAGACCTAGATGGTGTAAACACCAAATCTTTAAGTTCAGTAAAATAACGAGTGTCAGCATTTGTCTTCTTAAATAGTGAGTAAATAGAATGACCACCTTGATTACTAACCCAACAATGCCATTTCTGTGATACAATGTTAATTTGTAATTTAGGTTTGTAATGACTAACAAAAGGTGAGTAAAACATATACTCATCTTGTTTTGTTAGTTTCTTACTTCTACTATTTAATGTTCGTTCTAATAAGTAAACTAATTTATTCATATAAGGCACACACTAATGCATCGTAAGCATCCATATTGCGTTTATCCCATAATCCTGTCTTAGTTAATTTAACATATTCTTCTAAATTATACAAGCAATTTATTTCTTTTTTTACAAAATCTTTTGCTGATACACCTTTTACTCTGGCTTTTCCAAAGAGGTTTTTTCTTGCTGTCATGGGATTTACACCCTCTATTATTTCACCATAGGCAAATTCTAAACAGTAAGTCAATACAGCATTAAACTTTGCTAACTTTATTATTGTTTGTTGTGATGTTCTACCACGCATAAAACCAGAAAGACTATCTTCTATATAGATTTGTTCAATATCACCAAACGGATCTAACTCTGTTATGGTATCCATTGTTAATTGAACTTTATCTCTGATAGTTGTTTCTTTATTAATGGGAATGAATCCCAAATCTATAACTTCTTTACCGTCAACAAAAGCATATCCAACTGTTGTTGTTGAGGCATCCAAACCTAATTTTTTCACTTATAAATATTTTTCCTATTAATCTTTAGATAGTCTTTTGCCATTTTACGACCAAACTTTTCTGCTTTCTTTTCAAAGTAATTATCATCGTGAGCATCCCCACCTTTATCAACTGCCTTATTCATTTCAAGTTCGTATTTTTCTTTATATTTTTTCTTACCAAACTTTTGAGCATCTTTAGCATGGTCTATTTCGTGAAAAACTGTAACTAAAAAATCTTTGTAATTTGATGTCGGACTTATATAAATAGTATCTGTATCTACATTATAATCAGCTTTGTTCCCCTTTCGTTTAGCAAATACAACTTTTGATTTTAGTCCGGCTTTCTTAACTATCTGTTTTGCCGTATCATAAAAATCTACTCTTTCTTTTATTTCGTTTTTTGGTGATATTCTAAAATTCACAACCTTTTTTCCATTTATTGTTGGCATACCATGTTCATCTTTTCCTATGGATTTAACAACAACTTTTTTGTTTTTGAATCTACCAGCTAATATAACATCGCCAACCTTAACATCCAAGACAATTTTTTCAGTAATTAAATTTAATAACTTTATCATTTTCTTGTATTTGCAATTACGAATACACCAGTAAAAGTTGCTATGTAACTTATACTATATACAAAATCCCCTTTGGTCAATTCAAAAATTACTGGCAATTTTTCTTTTATTTTATACCCTCTAAACTTTTTCAAATCTTTTTTAAAATCATCCAATGAATACTTGTAAGATTTTGAACCTGGATTTACCCCCTCATCAAATTGATAATCAATTTCCATACCAGTTATCTTTTCTCTTTTAATTGGTTTACCAAATTCAGCTGGTTCAGACACTTGAACATTTAAAGTTTGAGTGTTTTTCTTCAATTTACCATATCCTAATTCTTTAGATCTCTTTTTAAATACCCTATCAAAGTCCTTTAAAAATGGTTTAGAAGCACCATCTTTAGATAGTCTTAATACTCGTTCATCTACTGTCTCTGTTATTAAATCTCTTAACTTAATCATCTTTACCACCAAATGCCTTTTTACCCCAAATGTAAGAAATCTTATCGTCTTTTATAGGACCACCTTTTGCCCAAGTGTTACAAGACCTAGCAGAATGACACTTGAAATGGTGCATCCAACAATATCCTAAAACACCCGAGTCATCCGATACCTCACCTGGCATACATTCTAACATTCTTGGTGATATATCAAATGCTGTGCAATTACCACAAAGAGATGTTCTAGCTGCCTCTACAGTTGTATTCCATTGGTCAGCAACTTTTTTCCAATAATCACCAGGCTCATCTGTATTGAGAGGACCATAGTTGTGATTCTTTACAGTTGCATCTCTATTTTTTGTATTGAGGTCAACATCTTGAGTTGCTGGTGGACACTCTTTAAATTTTTGTTCTAATAAATCTTGTAGTCTTATCATTTTATTCCTTTAAGTATCAATTGCCTTTCTATCCATTTTTTACCACGATAGTTTTTAACTGGTTTTTTGATAAAAGAACCAATACCTTTTTTAACCAACATATTAAATTTTTTGGTTGCTTGTTTTTCACTTAAGGTATTTGAATTATCAACCATCATAAAATTGGCATTTCCAAAAAGACCTTGAAAATATATTTTATTTTTTTGAACTTCGTTCCAAGATTCCTCTACTAATTCGGGATTAAGTTTTCTAGGTCTTTCCATATTTCTTTTTTGTGCTACTTCTAAATCTGTATGGACAAATACCATAAAACAATCATATCCTATTTCTTCTAATTCTAACTTTCTCTTTCTTATCTTTTCAAACTTATGACCTGTTCCATCTATAATCATACCTAAACGACCTTCCATATACAACTTCTGTCTTTGTTTTGTTAGTTCTTTTGCCCTACCTCGTAATCCACTATAATCTTCGTAATCAGGATCTGTAAGTTGTTTAAATAGTTCTTCTGGCATATCGTCTAAGTCTGTACCAAATCCATACTTGTTTAACATACGAACTAATTCTTTGTCTTGATTTACAAGTTTCAATCCATGAGCCGATACATTAACTTTTTTTGGTATCCCAAATAATCCTTGTCCAACAAAGCCTTTACCACTACCAGGTCCTCCAGCAAGAAATACTGCTTTAAGAATACCTGGATCTAAAACACCTTCTGTCAATAGGTCTTTTAGTTTTACCATTTCCTACAACTCCAATAACGAGCTTTATGTTTGGGTCCTGGATTATCACAATTATGGCGTGCCCTAAATGATTTACGAGCTTCAGGATTAGATTTTCTAATTCTCATTGTACCACCTTTAGCATCACCACCTTGTCCGAAGTGAACCACAACAACATTACCTTTTGGATTTTTTACATATACTTTGAATTTCTTTTTATCACCTTGCATAATCTTGTTAAGTTTTACCTTACGACCTTGATACTCGGCTTCTTGAATTCGTGGTAATTCAAATGTGTAACCATAACCCTTACCATTTTCTTCGTAGTATATTTCTTTTACACAATTAGGCACCATCCTATCGCCTTTCTTTTTCATACCAATTTGTTGGTAACCAACCCAACAGGTTCCTCTTTTTTCATTTACTGATTCTTTCTTTTTACTCTTATTACCCCAATTTTTAGCACCAACCTTACGACACTTTACCAAAGCACCACTAGCATAAGCAGATGGCCAGACATCATATCTTGCATTTACCTTATGATAACAAGCATCTTTTTCGCCTGCAGCTTCGTCAAACTGTTTTTCTGTGAGAACCTTTCCCACTAATTCTTCTAACTTCAAACTCATTTTACTCTCCTGCTTCTTTCGTCCAGCACAATGTGCTTTTTGACTAAATCCTTTTGGGTTATTACAGTCGATACTTTTTTTATATTTATCTGACCAACCTTCATTTCTTTGTTTGGTCTTCTTTTTCATTTTATTAATAAATTTTCTATACACAGCAGCCTGAGATGATTTACCCATCTCTCTAGCTCTTTGTTCCATAGCAACTGCGGCCTGTATTTTATGAGCATGAGACTTACCACTACCCTTTATTTTACTGACTGACTTTTCAGCATCCTTAACAGTAGCAAACTTTAGTCCGTGTATTGTTCCCTTTGGATTTTCATCCGTATACAAATCTGAGTGTGATGGTGAGTTTCTATGTTGACCTTTCTTACGAGGTTTTCTTGGAGCTTCATCCATCTTTAATTTTTTTCGTAAAACAGAAATCTGTTTTCTTATCTTTTTTTGTGCAGGTGAATTAGGCATCGCCTTTAGAGCTTTATTGTATAACTTTATCAACTCTAATTTATCGTCACCTTCACCCATTTTCATAATCATACCCAATGGTCTAGGACCACATCTCTTTCTGTATTGTGCTACAGTTTCTGTATTTTTCTTATGCCCACAAGGTGTAGACATTAAGCACCTGTCTTAACCTTGATTGACTTTTGAGCTTTACTTTTTTCACCACCTTTTTTTGCATCCCCACCTTTTTTCTGAGCTGCTCTTTTTCTTTTCACAAATGAAGCTCTACCTTTTTTACCAAGTTTAGCAGCTTTTTTTGCACTAAGACATGCAGCATAAGCACCACCTTTTTTTCCTCCACCACACTTTCCAAGTTTTTGCCCATCAGATCCATATCTATCCCAACCACCTGCAGTTGTTCCACCATCACCACCTTTCTTAAACCACTTACTAAGATCTTCGTCAACTATGTTACCACAGTAAATACAAGAGTTATCTTCTATAAGTTCTAGGAATATGTCTCTTAGATGTATCATTACATTTATAAATATAATGAAAAGTGGAAAGAAAGATATTAAACTTTTTTCAATTTTATTTTTAGCTGAGCTATATAACCATCTATTTTTTTAGCATCACTATCATCATCCGACATTTTTTCTCTTCTGATTATTAGCTTACCTAATGCTTTTTGTATTTGTAACTTAGACAATCCTTTCATTGACCTTCTATAATATAAGTGTTCTAATGCTTCATCTTCTGCTTCAGCGCCACGAACACCCGCAACTTGAGTTACTTTTTCTACTTCATATTCAACCGTAGTAACTTCTTCAATTTCATTCCATATGGTATTTTCCCACATGGCTTCTAAATCAAGTTCTTCTTCAATATCATCTTGACTATAAATTATGCGAGGAATCACTAAGATAAAAATCAGTAGAATCATATGGATAGTAAATGATTTCATTATTCATTCTCCTAAAGAACACAGCAGGTCCTGTGGTTTGATGGTTGTAAAAAGTCCATTCATTGTCTTTTGTCGGTAAACCTTCTGTTAAATTTATTGTATACCCTCGCACTCTACCAGCAACAGTTAATGGATTAAATGGCCATTTATCAACTCCGTTATTTTCTAATTCATATTCAGCGTAATCTTCTAAATCACTCCATAAATTATTTAAAAATTTTTTTTCTAAACGAAGTAAATCTAATTCAAATTTTCTTTCTATTTTAGGTAGTGAAAGTGTTGCTAATATACCAATCACCAATACTACCATAATTAATTCTATAAAAGTAAATCCATTTTTCACTAATTTTCTCCGACTACTTCCTCTAAGTACGATGGACTATCTTCATCCTCGTCAACTATAATTATTCTATATGTAACTAAATCATATTCAGAAGTATCGGTTTCTGTATAATAATAAAATGGGTTATTATTAGAATTTAAAGGCAAATCTCCACTAAATAAATCAGAGACAACTCTTCCATCAAAAAGTAATTTGTCCCCATAAGCTTCGTCAATTTTATCATTATCAGACTTAGGTGGAAATTGTGGATTTCCTTTCATGTGTCCTTCTAACCAATATCTCATAAATGTTTGTTTTATAATTATCATATTGGTTTGATTAATTTGATGTTGTGTTTCCATTACGGTAGATTGGTATGTTGGGAGTGCAAATGATACAAGCACTCCCATCAAAGCAACAACAACAACTAACTCAGCTAATGTGAAACCCTTAGAGTTTCTCATAGCTTTTCTCCTATGTAGAATTACTGAATTAGTGTTCTTTCACCGATAGAACCTACATCGGCATTATCACCAGTTTGTACACCTTTGTCATAAGACCACCCCCAACGAGTGTTATCTCTTCTTTGGTGAGTAATTTTATTAGTGGTGGTATTAAATGTCCACTCATCATCGGAGTCAGCATTATCAACATCAGTTGAATCATAACTAGTAGGTACTTGATCTAATCCATCCCAAGGATTGTCTGGCCAACTCTTACGACCATTTTCAAACATCTGTTCGATAGCGTATGCTCCAAGACCAGCTTCAATTGAACCAACTATAGCATCTTCAACTGCTGCTTCAGCGTTAGATACAGTTCCCATGTATCTTGGAACTGCTACTGCTGCTAGAATACCTAAGATAATGGTTACCATTATTAATTCTATTAGGGTAAAACCCTCTTTATTTTTTATTTTATTAAACATTTTAATTCTCCTATTAAGGTTAAGGTTGTAGTTTTTTCTTAAAGTTCTTTGGACTTTCCAAATCTGCAACATACAAAATTGGTGAGTAAGATTGTTGTCCACTCCCACCACCAGCAATTATTGTATAAATGTAATGACCATCCTGAAATGGTGATTTAACAGCGTTGCCACCAAATTCATCTAAAAATTCTTCAGCTCCGACAGTTATAGAAAAAGAACCATCGTCATCTGGATCTTCAATTGTATTTACAGTAGCACCAGTAGGCATTGGAGATTCTGGATTATTTGTTCCAAAAATAGACGCCCACTTAGATGCTTCTGCACTTTCAAATGTTACAAAAGTTTCTAAACCAGCAATAAGTTCATCTTCATCTCCATATCCAGCATCATCTGGAACAGAACGGTTGTATTTGATTTGACCAGGAAAACGACCACGACCTTCATCAGTTACTCTAGCGTTATAGAAATTATTTGCTGATTTAACAATTTTATCAATGTCAGCAAGAGTTTTCTTCTCTTTTGCACCTTCTCCAACACCAGAGAATTTTGGTGCAGCAGTAGTAGCAAGTGTTGCCATCATAGCAGTTGTTACTGCGAATTCGGCAAGTGACTGTCCACTTCTGCCTTTTAGTTTTTTTCTTAATTTTGAAAACATTTTTGTCTCCGTTAGTTGTTCTATACTATATAGTACAATAACTGTACCACAAACTGTTATTTTACAAATTTTTTTTTATTTTTTTATTTATGTTGATATTGTTAAACTTACGACAAATAAAAAAAACCCCATTTAAAAATGAGGTTTTCAAAATGTTACACTTGTTACAAAGTGTATCAATATATTACAAATGGTAATTTTTCTGTAACTAATTCCCAAAAAATTATACCTACAAATGTAAATAAACCACCCAACATTGTTGCTAAAGCGTCTTTATTACTCCATCCACTTGTTGCATAATAAACATCATATAGTTCTTTACCAAATGAAACTATCAACATTACTATCCACGATTCGGTAATACCATATACAGCTGCACCACCCATAAAGTGTAAGAACTTATCCGTTCCCCATTGTAACATAAAATCATTAAATTTACTCATTACTTTTTCCTAAAATACATCTTCTGATAAAACATCGTCAATAGCACCTTTTATATCTTTATTACTAACATCCAACTCACCATCCATGTCAGCCTTCCAAGTTTCTTTTTTACTACCATCATAGAATAATGCCATTGATGGAAAGTTTCTAAACCTTAATTTTTTCACAACTTTAGGAGCATTCTCACTTTTGACTCTAATAATTTTACAATCTTGATATCCTTTAACACCTTTTAATATCTTTTCATCTAAATCTTGTTCTTGCCATTCAGAAGAAAAGATAGCAACTACTATCCCACCATTTACTTCTGATTTAAAGTTTTTATCATTTACCTGTCCAAATATAACAGAAAGAAATAATGATAGCTTCAATATGTGTTTCATAACAAACTCCTACTTATCCCTTTTTCTTCGTTCAAGGTCTTTGATATCTTTTTGTAATTCTTTTATAGTTTCTTCATACTCATCTAATATATCATAGACGGCATCCATATCCTCTTGTAGACCTCCAACTTGATTCTTATATTGTTCATAAGACCGTGGCCAGTTATGACCATCCGGTTTAGATGGATATTCATCTCCAAAAATTGATTCTATATCTATCTTTGGTAATTCTTTTGCTTCTTCTATTTCTTGGAGTAACATATAATAACCACCAACACCAGAGGATATTAAAGCAATCAAACCAACTATTGTCTGTACTGACATAGAAAATTTAGTTCCCATAACTTTATCTTCAGAAAGTTCTATTGGTTCTTCTTTCTTTGGTTCAACAGGAGGTATATCCTTTACTTGAGGTTTTATTTCTATAGGTTCTTGATGAATCTCTTCTTGTTTCTCTTCGTGCTTTTGAGTATCAGAATCGTGGTCTAACAATGCATTAGTGATGTCATCAAAATCGCAAAACCCTTGATCTACAAGTATTTCACCGAGAGTTCGTTTGTCTCCCTTAACTTGAACTTGTAAGGCTTTGTTAAGTTGTCTTTTAGTAATTATATCTTCATCACATAACAACTTACCGATTTTGATGTCACCGTTCATTTACTTTGAGCCAAAGATTTTAGAAAAGAAACCCTTTTTGGCTTTCTTTCCCTTTTTACCAATCTTCTTGCCTTTCTTCTTTTTCTTCTTCTTTACTTCTTCCATACCAGCCATGTTCATATCTGAAGCATTAGCAGTAGGAACAGCAGCAAAAAGAATTACAGCAGAAAGCATTACTTTTAGCATGTTTTTCATTTTAATCTCCTAGTTACATTTACAATTACAATCACAATCACATCCACAACAGTCACACATAATCATCTCCTAGTTTAAGAATTGATAATTAAGACCAAATTTAATATCGTATGCTGGTCTTTCCCAATAATATAGATAACGACCTTCTGTGAAGACTCCTAAGTTTTCTTTTATTTTTACACCTAAGATAGCACCAATATCATAATCATTCCAATCATGCCACATTGGATCCATATACATAAAATCACTTGCTTCACCACCCTCTTCTAAATGAGTTTGATAATGAGCAGCATTATGGTACGCATGTTTTGAGTGACCATAATGAACAGGTAACCAATTACCCCAACCATGTATCCACCAACTATCTCCATAGTGATACCAATCAACACCAATAACTAATGATGTTTCACTTTGATAACCTAAATTTTTCTTTACACCACCTATGTATTTTTCTAACATTCTTGGAAAGTGGTATACAAAATATTCCCTATCTGTATAAGCAAATATCTTACCATCAACACCTCTCCATAACCAATCATGTCCCCAATACTCACCGCCTTCATTCCAAAACGGACCAGAACCTTCTACTTCCCTAATCTCACCTGTTTCAGGATCTACTTCATAAAGTGTTCTACTATCCCAACCTGTAGGAGAGTCAGGATTAATCATAGTTGAATCAAACCACATATTATCATCGATACCAAAAGCATCTTCAGCAAAGTTCCACCATTGCCCTTTATACCAAGTGGTATCAAGAACCATAGCGTCAAATCCATATACAGGATGTTGTCTATGTTTTAGTCCAATAGAAAAATGTAGTTTGTTTCCAAGAGCTTCTGGTGTAAGATGAACTCTAATATCACCTTGTCCATAGGATATATCTTCAAGACCTAATTCAGTCCAACCAACTTTTGCCATAACCCAATCACCGATGTATCTCACCCAATATTCTTGATTAAGATATTCGTTACCCCATTGTCTTCCTTCAGAAAATTTTATTAAATACTCCCAACCTTTAACAGGACCAAATGTAGAACTTTCATTAGCATTTTGTTCTGAACCATCATACCAAGTCCCACCTTTACCAGCAGACTTTACACCCCTCTTTGGTTCGTATTGAAATCTACCAATCTTACGAAGTCCAAATGATGTTTGAAAATCAGGTTTTAATTCTCTTTCAGTTCGTTCCACTTGCAACACACCAGTAGATAACCCACCAATGATAGCAAATCTATCATCTTGATAGCGAGGAGCATTTAAACTAAAACTTGAATAAGCTGTTGAATACTTAAAAAAGTTAGTAAAAAAGTTCTGACTAAACAAAGATGAGGATAGTAGTATCCCTATTATTATTTTCTTTAACATCTGTTTTCTCCTAATAGTTTTTAATTTACCATACCATCCAAGCTGCAGCTGCTGTTTCAACAAAAACATCTGCCGCTGTATTATATGCCCATTTCTTTTTTGTTCCGTAGGTTTCTTCTGTTCCCTCTACGAATACTTCAAAAATTTCCCAAGCTATACCTATAATCAATACCCAAAGTACAGCCCACAAATCAGTAGCACCTAACCATTGTGCTATTTTAGCAATAAACAAACCAGCCGCTAAATGATATGAAGTCCACCCATCTAGCTGACCACTTGATATTTGCCAACTATATAATTTTGCTAAAGGATTATCCATTTTTTCTCTCCTATAAGTTATATTAATAAGTATTAGTAATCCATTCTTAATAAAAATTTCATTGGCATTTTTTGACTTTTAGGTATTGCCTTAGAAAGTTTAGCATAACCAACCAAAGTATTTTGGTCATCATACAATCCAACTTCTGTTATATAAGTTGGAAAGTTACTACTTGTTAAATTATCTTTTAATTGCCCTAGCCCATTACTATTAAAAACAGTAACATTAGTTGTATCGTTTAATTCATTTGGTTTTGTATCACAAGTCCACTCATAAGTATTAATTACAGTAGTTCCTTTATATTGAATTACATAATCACCACTTGTTACATCTGTATAGTCATATGAACTATCAAAAGAAGCAGTTTCAGTAATTGTAAAAGCTCCAACATTATAAAATATATTACCTACATAGTTATCAGATGATGATATAGGTGATATAGATTGTGAAAATGTAGAATTTGTAGAATATAAATTTCCATTACTATCGTCTACAATTATAGCATTAGTAGTTGTGTCTATTAATCTAAAACTACCTCTTTTTATCTCCACATCAAATTTATTCTGTGGTATAAAAACAACTGAACCTGTATCATAAAATTTTGTTAAAAAAGTATCTCTGCCAGAACCATCATTTCCTATATTAAATTGACTGCTATAATTATCAGAAGTAGAACCACTAAGGTAAAAGTTTATACGAGAAAAATCATAATAACTTTTAGATATTTCATTAGATGAGTTATTTAAAAACTGATGTCGTGTGACATTGGCTTGAGTTAAAGTAAATGATTTATGTGCTTTATACTCGTATGTATTTTGATTTTCAGGTGTAAATTGTTTAAACATTCCATAACATTAGTAAGTCAAACGAACTTTGACGATTGCTTCAGAACTAAAGTTCTTATTGATTGGAGAACTTAATCTACCAACAGCCAATAAGGAGTTTTGACTATCATACAATCCAACTTCACTAATAAAAGTTTGAGGATTTGTTACCATATCAGAATGTCTCATTTCATAAGTTGAACCACTCCAAAAAGTTATATTTTGTGAAAGATTAAACTCACTTGCTTTAGCTCTGCAAAAATAATCAAAAACATATTGTTGTTCTTCTGAACGAAGAGTTACTCCAGTACCTTTTTGCATAGCAAGAACTAATTTTGCAGCATTATCTGTAGAGTCTGTAACTGTTAAATCTTGTGCTAGTCCAGTTCCTGTAAAACCTAAAGTGCCACTTCCACTTGTTATCATAACTGGGTCACCAGGTATACTTGATGAAAGGGCATTAGCACTTAGTACCATTAGACCAGCATCAGGATAAAAGAATCCATAAGTTTTAGTTGTATAAGCAGTAGTTACTGTTCCAGCAGAACCTTCTACAATATGATATCTAGGACCAAATGGAGCAGAATCAGCATTTTCTGTTTTTGAATCATCAGTTAAAGATAATGTAGCAGCAGCAGTACCAGCAGTATTTGATCCAGAAAGATTTAATGTCCAAGTACCTGGATTTAATCTATCTTTCATCTGAAGTCTTTCAGTAGCTAAAATGTAAACTCCTTGTTGAGTTACGGCATTAGCACCGTTAGTTCCATCAATCATTGACCAACCAGCATTATCTCTTAAATTTTCAGCACTAGGTTCTGTAAAATTAAAAAATTGTTTATAAATAGCTTGTGTAGTTCCTTCCATAGTTGCAGTTTCTTCAGCACTACCACTTCCAAGAATATGACCATAAGTTATACTAAAATGGTCTTTGGAATTATATTGTAGATTATAATAATAAGATTTTTGTGTAGCAGATAAAGAAGATGTTGTTAAATTAGAACCAGCAAGTGTTCCAACACCACCATCAAAAAATCCATTTGTAACAGCAATTTGTGTTGTTATTGTATCATCGTCTATGTTAAATTGTTTAATCATAATCTAAATCCTATGCTGTTGTGTTATTAGCTTCAATTGTTAAAGTTACAAATGCCGAAGCAGCACCATCTCTTGATATTTCAATACCAATAGACCGTTGTGAAGTAATTTGTTGTGGTAGAGCATTAACAAGTATAGCTCTTACATTAGATATATTAGCAATAATAGGATCTGGGTGGTCAAATGGTGGTAGATTAGTTCTACTAAATCCACCGCCTTGTATCTGAAAATTATTGTCTCCAATAGCATTACCATTAGCTTGTGTAACAGTCAATCCCCTCATATCTAAAATTTTAAAATCAAATCTAGCACCTTGTACACTTGGAAAAATAGTAGGAAGTATTGTAACAGGATTACTTTCTGTCTCTCCAGCAATTTTAGATATAGTTACTGAAGTACCACTTGTTACAGTTATAAAAGAAAAGTTTTGTACATTTCTTTCACCTTCACCATAAAGTTTAAATCTTAAAAATACATTGTCATCGGGTACTGCTTCTAACATTGGAAGTGAAGTAATAGCAGTTCCATAAGCACTTGAACCACTTGGGTGGTCGGCGTTATATAATGTATAATCTACACCAGTATCACCAAAAGCGTATTGTGATATTCCTAAAGGTTCTCCGTTTGCTAATTTCTGCCTTCCCAACTTAGTTAGAATAGCGTCAACTATTACTGTATCATTATCTAAAATTCCCATAGTTGTAATCCTTTAATGTTATAATATTACTCATCTATAAATATATCCAAAAAATATTTTACCTTATTACTTTTAACTTATTAATAGTATCCGAACCACCTACATTAATTACATATGCTGAAATAGTAGGTAAAACATCTAATTCAGGATCAAAAGGTGATGGATTACTACCATCATTTTGAGTTCCTTTATAAATAAGGTTTGTTAAACCATCTTTACTTGTTCCAACTTTAAAGTAATGATTGATTGGATAGGTGATATTACCACTTCCATCTGATTTAAAGAAAAGTGTTCTACCTACCATTCTACCATCTACAGTAGCATCATCACTACCAAAAAAAGATGAATAGGTATACCCACTTCCACTATCTACATAATAACGATTTCCAAAATGTCTAAAGTTATCGTGGTGGTTAAAAGGTTGTTTGGCGTTTGTACCAGTTCTATCTTCGTAAGTTCCACTTACAGGAAAAAACTCTTCTGTGTCTCCTATACTTCTAAAGAAAAATCTATCTTCATACTTGTAAGTATTGTAATTTCCATCACTACCAGGATTACCAGATTTAAAAAAGGTATTATTTACATCAGTTCCACTATTTTTATAAAACTCGTTTTTAGAACCTAATAACAAATCAGTAAAATTATCTGGCTCTATATTAAAAATTGTTTGATTGGATGAATTTGACAAATCAATTATATTTAATGGAGTTGATGTATTTGAATGAAATTTTTCATTTAGAGTAGCATTTACATTTACTTCATCAGTTAAAACATCAATAGTTTTTTCTTTTAAGTTTTCATTAGCTAAAGCAGATACAGAAAACTCATCTGTTGGAACATCAATAGATATCTCGTGTTTATTTTCATTGAAGTTTACACTAACAATTGGTTCTGTTAGATTAGTAGAACCTTCTGCTTTATCTGGATTAAGTTGTGTTTGTAAGACAGCTCTTTTTATTCTTGGTCTAAAAAGAGTATCATTTTTAACTTCATATGAAAATTCTAATTTTGTTCTTGCTGGTAATAATTTTTCTATTGAATCTATAAATTCAGGATTGTCTACTTTATTTTCTACACTAGATAAATTATTAACTACATCTACTGAAATAAGCCTTTCATCTATAAGTTGTTTTCTAAGAGTTAAAAGTTCATCATAAATACCATTATTATCATAATCATCTAAATAATCATCTAATACAAAATCAGACATGGCATTTATTACTAGAGCATCGATAGCGTCTACATAAGAAAAAGATTTTCCTATTTTGTTTATTACTTCCTGATTGTTTTGAGGATTATAAGGTAATCCTAAAGTTGGATTATTAGGATTTAATTCACCTAAATATCTCATGACAGAACCAATATAATATTGTCTGTCACTTTTTATAGCATCAGTTCCTCTAACTTGAAATGAAAAGTTTTTAACATCAGTTACATTACTTTGTACTGAGGTTAAACTTGGTTGAGAAGAAAGGGTTTTATCAAAATTTTTAATTTTCTTTGGAGAAGAAATATCTTTAATAGTTGTAGAATTTTTACTTTCATTAAGTGGATAATGGTAAATAAGATTATTTCTTGGAGCATCTGGTGTACCAGCAACAACACTTTTATAATTTAAAGTATGTTGTTTAAATTTAGACATACTAATGGGAATATCCCAAGCTCTTATTTCACCAATTGAACCTGTTATTTCTTCACCAACTATAAAGTTGTTCGTTGATTGTCCAGAAGCAGTTATAAAGTTTTTATTAGCATTTGTATTAAATGAAGACATACTAATATGTTGAACATTTTTTATTTTATCACTATCTTTTCTAGCAACTAACAAACTATAAGATTGTGTAAGTTCAGCTGAACTTGTTGCTATATCTCTTTGTAATAATACATTAAAAAAATTATTATCGTTTACATTATCAATGTAATCGGTAGACATTGATATGGAATTATCTGATAACTCCAATGAACCAGTTAGACTGTTATTTAATCTAAATTCTATTTTACCTCTAGTAGTAGATGAACCAGATGGAACAATTCTCAAATCCCAATTGTCTTCAGAACCACTTGACCTTAATAATTTTTGTTCGTTACTAGTTCTAGTAGTTTTAAAAATAAACTCTACACCATTTGGTTCGGCACCATTTGAATACCAATCTAATGCTAGTTTACTATCTACATTTGAAAAATTCATTGTATTAAATTTTTCAACTTTTTCTCTAAAAGAAACATTACCCTTTACATTTTTTATTCCATTATCTAAATCATTAGAAGCATTATTGGTTAAAATAGTTGGATTATGCTCTTCACGAGAACCACCATATTCTGTTATTTTAAATGAACTTGGATCATATCCATATAAACTTAGTAAAGTATTTATACTTTCTTGAGTTCCTTTTGTTTTATAAATGTAAATAATATTATTTAATATATTTGTCCAAAGAGAAGAAATGGCTTTTTTATCACCAATTTCATCTCCACGAGTTGATTCTAAGTATTCTTCTAAACTACCAGAAAGAGGGTTTCTTAAATCAAATCCTAAAGTATTTCCAATAATAGGTAAAAGACCATCTGGCATAGCATTTGGATTTTTATATCCTAACTTATATATGTTATGATAATTATCAATATAACTTCTTAATAAATCAAATTGTTCACCTAACATATTTACAAAATCACGAAGTGTTTTATGCTCAATACCAGTCTGTAAAATTTCAGGTAAGTTATTTACAAGTGAGTGAATATTATTAGTATCATAATTTTCAGCAATACTTTCCATTGTATTATACCAACTATTCCATTCGGATGAGCCGGCATAACTACCACTTGGTGGTCTGTATATTTTTGAAAAAGGATGTATATTAGTTGGATTATTTTTTGTTACACTTACATCTGTAAAAAAAGCTTCTTTATCTCCAGATTCTTGTGTAAACAAAGGAAATAAATCTCCTTGTGGAAGAATAGAACCTGTAATAAAATCATCCATTCCCAGCGTTCCATCTTCTTTAATTTGTGATGGAAATGTAAATGGAATGAAAACACCAGTTAAATCAAACATACCATATGCAAACCCATCTCCAATACCACCTACTGTAGATGCAGATATAGGATTTGAACCAGAAAGTATTTCCCATGATGTAGAGGTTTTTCCATAATCTTCAAGACCTGTTATTAAACCAAAATCACCTGTTTTTGTTGGTCTAAAGAACTGTTGTTGTCCTTTAAAAATATATCTTTGATAATTTGATCCAGTTGTTTCAGGATTGAAAATAACAGAACCAGTAAATGCATTAAATGGAATTTGTCTATCATTAAAGTATCCATAATTACCAACTTCAGAATTACCTGACCTATCATATCTCTCGTTAGCAAATCCACCTGAAGCAAAATTTAATGAATATTCACTATCAGTACCACCACCTCTTAAAATAAAAGAAAGATAGAAAGCATCATCAGAATTATAAAATGGTGGATTTTCTACATTATATATATCAGTAAATAAATGTATAAACCCATCTTCTGATTTTTTATAAACTCTATCAAACCCATCAAAATTTTGTAGTCTTGTAAAATCATTATTTACAAAATTTGAATAATTATTTCCAGCTAAATTTTGACCAATACCAGGTGCAGATGAAGTAGAATAACTTTGACCATCATTATACATAAAATGCTGAAAGTGAGTAAACTCATCTTCAACATTTCTAATTTGATTAAATAAATCTTTTCTTTTTTCTACAACCTTTAAACTACTTGAAAAAGCAAGTGATGAACTTAATTGAGAATATAATCCTTCTAGTTTTATAGTTTTATTTTTAAATCCTTCTAATTTAGATTTAGCAGAACCAAAAAATACATGACCATCAAATTTTTCATAATCTATATTTAGATTAAGGTCTTTTTGTTGTCTTGTAATCTCTTTTACTAAATTAATTCCGCTTGAGCCAGTAATTGAATTATAATTTGTATATTCATCTTCAATAGAAGTTAGTTCTGTTGAATATCCCTCATCAATTGTTAAACCCAATCCACTTATAGCAAGACCTTCTCGGTCAATAAAAAATATTGTTTCTGTTTGTGATGATAAAAATTTATTTGAGATATTAAAATTAGTTGATAAAACTGGTATGTCACTTGGTAATGGTTCATTTAACTTTAATACCAAAGTTCTTTTATTATCTGTTACATTATCAAAAGCATATCCGTTAATAGGAATTAATCTTCCTTGTGATAATTCTAAATAAGAGTTAAACTGATAAGTATCTTCATTACCTTGCATTGCCTCAATAATATTATCTTGAGTATCGTTATCTATAGAACCATTTACTAAACTCAATCTTATTTCATTACGACTTGGTGATACTTGAGACAAATGTAAACCACTTGTATTTAATCTCTTTAAAAAATCATATTGTAAATTATAGTTACCTTCACTAAAACCAGCATCGTCTAAATATTCATTTGGTTTTAAAAATAAATCATTACCTTTTACATAAAAATCTTTATCTTCTTCTAATATTTTAAAATCTTGATAAGTACCAACATCAGAAAATACAGATAGTTTTATTATACCATCTTCTAAATCAGATGAACTAAACTGATAACTATCAGATGTAATTAACTGTAAAGTATCGTTATTATAATTTGTTAATATTTCCATTAAAATGCTTGCTTATTATTATCTGATTCTAAAAGAGGCGTTTTCATTACACTTTGTTTTTGAACTTTACCATTTTTTGGTTGATTGACTTTATAATCTCCAATTATAATTCCTTGCTCTTTTACTCCAGCTTGATTTTGTATTGTTAAAAACTCAGAATTTGATGGGTTTAAATCAACAACACATTTCTCATCTCTTATAAATATGTCGGTTGCTAAACTATTGAGTGGTAAACTACCTGAACCTTGATTTATCCACTCTAATTTATCACCACCAATAAAATCATATATGTCCTTTGGTTTTGTAAAAACTCTTGTTTGACCTAAATCTAATTGACCTGGTGACTTACCAAAAAAACCATTGTTAAAATCTGTTATATATTGTTTTGAAGAAACTCTTTCTAAATAATCTTCTTGAACAAAATTATCATCTTTAACAATTTTAAAAACAGAGTTATTGTAATCAGAATCTGTATCTAACCCACCTACTATCGCTTGAGTTTTTGTTTTAACTGGTAAAAAGTTAAAATCAGTTCCTCCAAATAAAGAAAAATCTTGACTTACCAAATTACCATCATTTACTAAAATATTTTTTGTGACTAAATAAGTTTGTAAAACAAAAGTTTTATTTTTAGTATACCTATATACAATTATTTTAATAGTTTTTACACCAGAACTATTATAAATATGATTAGAGTCTTCTTGTATTGGTTTAGATTTTTGCGATTGAGCTTGTTGATATTTTTTAAAATAAAAATTATTAATATCAAAATCATCAACCGAGTCATAAAAACTAAAAAAGTAACTATTTTTTATTTGTTTATCTGATAGTAATGTTTCTTCGTCACCCCATTGTATAACTTCGTATTCATAATAACAATTATTTGGATTTTCAGCACTTTCTTCTACATTAAAAACTTGATTAAGGTATGATGCACGAGCAGTTGATTCTGAAGAAAATACTGTTTTTAAATCATCGTTATCATAATCAGGTGGTATTTCTCCTATAATAAAAACCTCTTGGTCAGTAGCTACTGGTTCATCTACACCTTCATTTAAAACAATCGCATTATCAATAACATTTATTATTTCATATTCATTACCATTTATAGTAATAATCATACCAACTGAAATATCTGAAATCGAATATGGTTCATTAATATTAATAAGAAAGAATATCGGATTATTTTCTACAGAATTGATTGTGCCAGTTATATTTATAAAATTTTGTGTAGTATTAATAAAATTAGGAAAATCATATAAATCAATATTTAAGTTAACCATCATAGGAAAAGAAGTATTACGATATTTTTCAGGTTTTTCTTTGTTATCATAATATAAAAAATCATTATTATCAGGTGTTTTTGCATTTACAATAAAATCTATAGGAGTATCAAATGTCTCTAATCCATTTAAATATTCCGAATCAGATATTACTATATCAAATTCAAAATCAGGATATCCTAAAAAACTAAAATGTTGATCCCATAATTCTATAATGTTACTTTCTAAAAGAGGTGGGTAAATAGGATTATTTGTACCCCTTAGCGGTGAATATGGAATATCGTAATTATCTTCTCCAGCACCAAGTGGTCTATCTGGTTGAACATCACGATTGCCAATTTCACGAGTTTGACTAATACTAAATCTAAATTCTTCAGGCCATTCAAAAGCTCTAACACCTGTTTCAGTTCCTATAAGTGGTCTAACATCATATCCACTATCAAACTCAATTGCTGTAATATTTGCTCCATAAGCGTCATTAACCGCACGATAGTATCCATAACCACCATTGTAAGGACTACCAAGCAAAAGTTCTCTACCAATTCCAGAACCATCGTAGTAGTCATCTCTATTTGTACTAGCACGAAATGGAATATCATCTTTTGCATCTGGTTTAGGACCTGTATAAAGATTATACTCCAAACCTCTTAATGTTATTGAAGCAACTGAATCTCTAGGGTAATCTAGTCTATAATTATTCCAAGAGTTTGCATCTCTACCATATTCCCACCAACCTTTTTCTTCTAATTGACCTAAAAAAGTGTCTCTGTCATGACCTTCACTTATTGCCATAGTGTCAATGCTATACTCATTTCCAGGACCTTCTACATTAAGACTAAACTTTGTGTTTTCAAAAGTTTCTAAATCATCAGTTGTTAAATTTTTAGCTTGAACATCAAACTCTACTAATACTACAAGCTCATGAGTAAATTCTTTATCATTACCGGCCGAAGGATTTCCACTTCCCCAATTATTAATTTCTTGTTGAGTTAACGCTCTTTCTATTACATGATATTGTAATTTGTCTCTACTATCTTCATTTATTTTTAATATTATATCTTCACCATTATCAGTAGAAATAGTTCCTTCATCATTTTCAAAAGTTAAAGCTTTGTTTGTATCTAAACCATTAAAATTAAAAGCAGTTCTTTTCTTGCTTCCGCCTGATAAAACAACATTATCATCACCATAAAATCGTTTATAAACTCTATTTGTTCTCATAAGTCTACTTCTTTTTACAGCAGCCGTATCTTTGTTAGAATTATCTGACCAATACTCTCTATCTGATAGATATTCAATTATAGGTCCTTGTGTAAGTGTAACTTCTGCGTATGAGCCATTTTCTCTTTCTCTTCTTTTATATCTCCAAACAAGCACTCTAGTTCCATCTTTAGGTGGTGATGTTCTAACTTTAACTTCTATATCTTCTTCTTGAATATCACTCAGTAAATCACCTCCTAAAATTAATTTGTTGCCTCTAAAAAGTGAGTTCCAATTACCTAATGAAAATTTTTCTAAATCATTACCATCCAATCCAAGTTCTTTTATAGAACCTGATGGATATATTCCTTTTAATTTTACATTTGGATAATTATCTTTTTTTTCGTATGCCATTAAAATGCCTGTTCTAAATTATCTTTTTCTATACCATCTGGTATAATAAAAGTATCTATTTTTATTCTTAAATTTTTATCAAGTGATACTTGAAAGTCTTGATTATAATCAACTTTATTGAAATCTGTTTTATCTATTAAATCATCTGTTGTTGTTTGATTAAAATCTACATCTAATATTAAATTCTCATCAACAACATTTAAATTTGTTATTGGAGCATCAACACCACCATACAATTCAACATCTACATCGTCATCAAAAACTCCAAATTTATTTATAGTAGGTAAAATAGGATAATAGTATTCATCATCCCAAAATTGATTATCTTCATCAATCATTATATCACCTTCAATATTTACATTAGATATATTAGAAAAATTAAAATCATCTGGTATTATATTGTTCCAATAAATATTTTGATTTGGTATATCACTATCATCATTTTCAAAACCAAGTTGTTCCCACATTGGTTTAACACCCTTGTAAATTCTAGTGGTTGCTAAATCAAAATTATTTAAACCCGTATCCTTTAACGAATTAGTTAATTTTTTATTTATAAATCCATTATGTATTGTTTCTGGCATTAAAATTCTCTAATTATTATTAACATAAAAATCATATTCAGTAGTAAATAATGTAAATCCAGCAGCAAAACTAGCTAACCTTAGTATAGTATTACCAGTTATACCTTCTGTAGTTGTATCTATAATATAACTATTAACATTTCCATTGTTATTTGTTATATACACAGTTGCACCAGAAGATAAAAGATTTTCATATTCATTAGGGAAATCAACAACTGAAAAATTACTATTTGTTCCTCCAGCCTCTCCACTATATGTCAATGTACCATTAATTTGACTAGGAGTATTATTAGTATCATCATTAGTTTCATCGGTATCATCATTGTTGTCATCAGTATCATTTGTGTTTTCTTCAAACAATCCCTCTATTCGTCCCAAAGTAGATCTAATTTCTTGACTAGTAGCAGGATCATTTACTTCAATAAAATAAAAAATATCTTCAGTAGGTTGAGTTGAATTTTTAACTTGATCTAAAGCCCATTCCCAATTATTAGTTGGAGTCTCGTTTCCATCTCTAACACCGCCTCCAGTTATAGTACGAGTACCAGGTGTTAAATTGTCACTAACACCATCTACATATTCAGCATAACCTAACATAATATCTTTCCATTCTTCATCTGTTTCGGAAAACCACACTACATATGCAGCCCAATTCCAAGGCATTGTAAATGGATCTGGTGGATTATTATCATCGTGTATATATCTTACATTAAAATTCCAAGGTTCATTTAAATTAACAACATTAACTGTTTGTAATGAATTTGGTGCAGTTGGTCTAGTATCTCCTGCACTTCCAAACCACATATTATCTAAATCAATTGGTATATGTTCTGGTTGTTCTAATGTTGGTATGTCAGTATACAACCACTCAAATTTAGCAGAGATATTATAGTCATTATTCATTGTAATAGTCGTTGGTGATTCATCACTAGATAGTGCGTATGTGTCTCCTAACCAACCATCAAATATAACTTCAGCATTATCGTCCTCTCCAATTGTTACTGTTGATAAATTAACCACAGTTCCTTGAACAAAATTTATTTCTCTTGGAACAAATAAAGCATCTTCACCATCTACACTAATAGCTCCTAATGGATTATACATATTAGCAAAGTGACCATCTACACTTAAAGATAAAGTATATGTTGTAAGTTCTTCTTGATTATCTTCATCTTGATTATCTTCATCTTGATCTTCTTCATCTTGATCTTCTTCTAAAATATATTCATCAACACTTAAATAATATGGTTCTAACAAGTCTTGAAATTTATTTAAAAACTCATCATTGGATTTATTTAAAAAATTAAAAATTTCTAATTTATCTAATAAATTTATTTTTTCTATTAAATCTGATGATGCATTTGTAGAATCAAAATCACCATCTTCTCCCCTTATAGGATTTATTCCTATAGTGTTTAACAATGATTTAATTAAAGTTGAGTTTAAACTTGTACCACCAATAGTAGCAAAATTATCATAATTATATAAACTAAATTCATAATTTTTTGATGGATTTAATAATATGTTTGTTTCAAATTGTTCATAAGCATTTATTTGTTTATTATTATAGCTAACATATACTGTACCAGTAATAGTATAAAAACCTGGTTCTTCATAAAAATGTTCTAATAAAGTAGAACCCTCTAACAATTTAGGTTCGTCTGTATATTCTAATGGAGAACCATCACCCCAATTTAATTTAAATAAATAAAATCCACTATTATCACCAGCATTAGCATAAGCAGTAAAATTATTTACACCACTTTGTCCAGCATAACCAGTAAGCCTATTTCTGTTAGCATAAATATCTATTAGATTATTTGTATTGTAATCTCTACCTCTACCACTTGCTCTTGGATATAGATAGTAATTTATTTTACCCTCTGTTGCTAAATAATATTCATTTGAATTTATTTTTTTATCCCAATATCTATCAACATTAATTATCTCATTATCATTGTTAGCATCTAATACAAATGGTAAAGCATCAATAGTATATTGGTAAATAGTAGAATTAAAATATTGAGGGTTAAAAACTATTCCCTCTGCAGAAAGAAAATTCATTTTAACTGTTTCTCTATCATCAGTTAAATAAGGTTGAAATGTAGATTGGTTATAATTTATACCTTCCCAATAATCTCTATTGTTTAGCGTAAATGTTCCAAGTGTTTTACGCAAATCATTTTCTTCTATAATTTGAGGTATATTATCTACAATTTCATATTTTAAATCTATACCTCTTGTTCTATCAACAACAACTCTCTGATCATCATTAGTTTCTTCATAAGGACCTATAGACTGATTAACCTCATTAAAAAGGTTTTCTATTGAACTAAACTTAGGCATTAATAACCTCTAGTTGTTTCTCTGATATTATCTCTAGGCCTTCTTCTATTAACCACGATTTCATCTCTTTCTTCTCTAACTATTACTTCTTCCTCTTCTTCTTCAACTAATTCATAATTAGGATTTGCATTCCAAATAAAACCACTCCAAATCCATTGTCTTTCAGGACTTGTAGCTCCTCTTTTAAAATTTCCAAATAAAGGATTGTATCCACTAGGTGGATTTGTTGGTCGTGGTTCTGTAGATATTCTTGGTTCAGTAGGTGGTTCTAAATCTTCATCTATTGGTTCATCACTTATTGGTGGCTCATCAGGTTCATCACTTATTGGTGGCTCATCGGGTTCATCACTTATTGGTGGCTCATCGGGTTCATCACTTATTGGTGGCTCTATTGGATTATCATCTTTAGGTTCATCAACATTAGGTATCTCTTCTCCTATACCAGTTACAATTATAGTTTGTTGTGTAGAAGATTGACCAAAATCATTAAATGCAATAAAGGTAACAGTATATTCTCCATTATCAGTATAATTGTGTATTGGATTTCTTTCCGATGATGTATTACCATCACCAAATTCCCAACTAACATTATCTGCTCCAATAGATTCATCAGTAAATTCAACCTGTTCTGTTAATTTAACTAATACTAAATCTCCTGCTACATTAGTTTCAACTGTTGCTGTTGCCATATTATACTCCTGATACTGTTTCTGTATCCGTATCTATAGGTTGTTCATACTCTAATATTCTAAATGAAAAATTAACAATTGGTAAATCACCTATTACGATATTATCCGAATCCATTGTTTCATCATCAATAGGTAGTGTAGTTAAATCACCTATTTTAAATCCACGAGCTCTAAGTAAATTAGAACGACTTATTATCTCAACTTTACATTTAGCACCTAAACCACTATTAGCAACCACGGTATCACCATCCTCTGTTGGTAAAATATGATTTAACCAATATTGTTTGTTACTACTTAACGATTCTTCTATGTCCCTATCTTCATCTACTTGAGGATTAAAAGTAGCACAAATAAAATACCACTCATTTAAATCATCAGTTGGTATTTCAGGATATATTTTATGAGCTCTAGTTGGAAATCGTCTAGTTGGATTATAATTACTATTTGGTCTAGTTACTAAATCTCTTCCTGTTATTCTATTTAAACCGACATTACCATTTGATAGTGTAAAACCATAATGATTATCTCTAATAAAATCATCTTTTACCACCAACCTTACTGTTCTACGATATTTACCATTACTATCTTGAGTAATATTTGTTTCTAATCTAAATCCATTACCATCTATTTCATTTGGATTACCAAAATTAAAAAGAGTTCCCTCCGAAGTTTTGTTAACAAACCTTACCCACATTGTTATTGTAAAACCATCTTCCAAATAACTTGGTTTACCAGTATCAGAATTTATTTTTTGGAATTCTAAATCATCATCACCAGGTGACCTTATTATAATTGATTGGTTTGGTTTTCTTATTTTTAAAAATCCAGTTGATTTATTTTCATATTCAGGTCTATCATCTCTAACCTCTTCTACTATATTATCAGCATCTAAAAGATAAGTATTAAGACGATTTCTCATATCTTCAAGAGTTTTACCTTGATTATTAGTATTACCTTCTGATTGGGAAATTAGTCTAGTTATATAAGCATTTATTTGATTTTCATAACTAATACGAGATTGTTCGTCTGTTTCATAATTTGTTGCTTGTTCCCCAATACCATCATCATCTACATCTTGAAAACTTGGTGTTGGTCCTATTAGTGTATCAAACTCTCTAAAGAAATCATTTATTCTATCTTGACGAGTTGTTTGGTTTGGTAGTAATTCAAAAATATTTGTATCTAATATTTCACTAGCTTTATTAGGATCTATTTTGTTTCCAAATTTTGGTTTTGTTAATTGACTTAGATTTAATATATCTGTAAAGGTAGTACCTATTTTTTGAGCAATTACTATTTTAAATCTATCAGTATCAAAATTCATTGTGTATATGAAAACATCTTCACCATCAAATACTGGTCCTTGGCTTACTTCAATAGAAAACAAATCATCCAATTCAACAATATCGTTATCAAAAATATATTGACACATGTCCTCAAAAATATCACCTTGTAAATCTTTTCTATTTTCTAATGTGTTTCTATCTTTTTTATAAAATACAAGAGGCTCGTCTTCTTCACGACCTGTTTGTTTTTTACCATCACGAATGGTTGTTTGTAAAGAAAATAATTCGTTGTCTGAAAGAGTATTTGATTGAAACCATATTTTGTAAAAAATATCACTTACTCTTTCACGAGTTTGTTGTAAATCTTGATAACCAAATTTTTGAAATATTATTTCATCGGAAATTAATTCGTGATTGACACCTAATACACCTCTACCAATCATCAAAGTACCATCTTCATGTTTGTGATATAAACCTATATATTGCTCTTCTGAATTATTTTTAAAATAAAAATTATCGTTTTCTTTAGCCTGTAAAGCAACTTCTACAATAGGATTATTAATGATTTCGGGATCATTATTTCCATAATTAGCCATTACTAAGTCCTCAGTATAAATTCAAAATCATTATCATATATTATTTCTTGACCATCATCATGATTAACTTTTATCAAAATTTTATAAGCACGATTAGGTTCAAAGGAATTTAGGTCTTGTTTAAAATAGTTAGAAGTTGTATCACAACTCATTGTTGTATAAGCACTAAATGGAACAACTGATTCATTTGTTGCCATATCTACAATAGAATAAGAACCTTTTCCATGTGGTATAAAACTACCACTTATAGTTTGAACTGATGTTGTAAATGATTTTTGTATGTATCTTTTACGAGCACCAAATCTAAATTTTACAGTTTCGTTTTCTTTATACGCTTCTCGTAAGTGGATTGGGTATAGGTAGTTCTCACTATTACCAGAAACATCTAAGGTGGTCAAGCTACCCGTATTAGAACCTGTTGCTGGTAAATGGTCATCCCACTTTAATTCTATCTTAGGAGAGTATATTGTATTAGTTTGTCTTGAGAAAAATTTAATATCTTCAAAACTACCACTTGATGTTTCTCTACTGCCAGATATTCTCACTAACATACCATAGTTATCATTTACACCACCAAACCATTTTTTAGCCATAGTGGTTATATTCATATTTACATCCGGTGATTCAGACGAAAATACTTGTGTTGTTTCATCACTAGCTATATAAGTACCACCAGGATTTGTCCAACTTATTTCAGAAGCACCATCTCTATTTTTTCTATATAACCAACTACAACCATCTGTTGTTTTTGGAACATCTATTTCTTTACCAATACCCTCATCCCACTCTTGACTTAGTGGATAAGCAGCAATTGTATATTCTTCACTTAAACCACTTGTTCCCTCTGTTTCATAAAGTCTAAGATTTAACTGATAGTCATTTGGTAAAACAGATGAACTAATATAGTTTTCTATTTCATCAGTATCAAATTGGAGAAGAACACGAGTTGGATGAGAAAATGTTCTGTAAAAAAATACTTTTTTTAATTCAAGTATTTCATCTTGTCCTACATTTTTATTTTTAAAATCTTCACCTGTAATTTGGTCTGAACCACTATTAATAAAAGTATCTTTGGTTGTAAAAAAATATTTATGCATTATATCACCTTTCCATATATGTCTTGGTTAGGGTTTCTTAATTCAAATACAGCAGGTGATACAGATGGTCTAATTACTGTATGTATGAATTCATTATCACCTTGATTAGCATTTGAAAAATTATATTGAAATCCGTAACCAGTATCTCCATCTGATACTGTGTCACCATCACCTTGAAAGGAGTATAATTTTCTACCCTCTGCATATTCACCTGGTTTACCATCTTGAAATAATAATAATTCTTTTATACCAATTACACCATCTAATCCCAATATATTATATTGTAAATCACTTATGTTTATTGATTGTCTAAATTGCATTTTTTCTACTCTAAAAAAGTTTTTTATTACTTCAATTACATTTAATTTAACTTCTGTTGGATTGAATCTTCTATCGTAATTAACAATAAAACGAACACCAAAATTAATTATATAAGCAGAAAATAATGTATTATTAAGATTAAAACCAAAACCAATTTGATCATTTATCATTCTAAATTGATTTAAATAAGTTCCTATATTTTGTAATACAAGATCTGGTGTTTGCACTAGTTGTTTATTTTGGTTGTAAGAAAGAGTAGAAAATAAAAGAGCTCCTCCATTTAATCTTTCCACATAAGCTTTAGCAATACTACCAAATTTTTGAGGTAAACTCAATACTCTTGCCGTATAATCCTCTTTAGTAACACATCTCATTTGAGATGCAAAAAAAGAACTAGCATTGTTTTTAATTTCATCAACAGTTTGACCATCTGTTCCACCTGTTCCAGGTTCATCATTAGTTACATTTATCGATACACCAGCTGGAGTATTATTAATAGATGTAAGTTCTCCTACTTGAATATTTGATGTAGCTCCACCACCAACTCTATATGTAAATGTTAATGTTGTATTTGCTGGAGTTTCACCTAAGTTTGGAGTATTACCTGTAACAACACCTAAAGCACTTGGAATATCAGCAAGATTAGTTCCATTAATTGTCACACCAGCTTGTTCTACAGGATCAACATTTGAGCCAGAGTTACTAAACCTAAATAACCCATTACCAAATTGAGTTTTATAAGTTTGAGTATCCTCATCAAACTTAGTTACGAATTTTTTAGTAGTCTTAATATACTCAACAACATATGGAATTGGTATTTCTGATGTGTTATCTGAAGCATCACCTTGGTCATAAGCAGTTGCTCTCGTAGAATCATCTGAATAATGTGTTTGTTTTAAAATTTTATCTTGTGCTAAATAATCAACTTCATACCATTTTTGTCCTGAACCATCTTCACAATTTAATATCTCTATAACATCGTTTTCACCTAAATCTAATTCTAAAAATTTAGTTGGAGTTGTAATAGTAAATGACTTTGTTTTTGTTTTACCCGATACAGCTCTTACATATCTTGTTAGAGTATATGAACTAGCTTCACCATTACTATCAAGTATTGGAGCACTTATATCAGGATCACCAGAACCACTTGATGTGAAATCTATTTCATTAGTTGTTTCAAAAAGTATTTCTGAATCTACATTAGAAGCAATCTGTAATCCACTATCTATTGAAGATGGAGCTTCTCCATAAAGTGGTTCACCAGTTGTACTATCAGCATTTATCGTTGTCTCTACTTTTAATTTGACAACAGATGGTGTTTTGTTTGGAGTTTTATACCCTAAAAATTCAGCCAATCTTCTTACATTTCTTTTTTCGGTTGCAGTTGATAAAAGGTTTTCTTTGTAATTGTAATCAATATAATAAGAAAGAACATCACCTACATAACTTGATAGTTCTATTAACATCATACCAGGTGATGTTTCGTTAAAATCTTTGTATGTATCAGGAAAGTAAGATTTAGTATACTCAATCAAATCAGTTTTTATTGTACTAAAATCTTTACTTGTATAGTTTACATTCGTTGGTATTAATTTTTGTTTATCAGTATATGCCATTTTAATATGCTCCACCAGTTGTTTGTGCTGTTGACTCTCCACCACCAACACCATCAAATGTAACTTGAACACCTTCTGTACTATTTGGTGTTCTTCTTATGTTAAATTGTATGTTTATAGTAACTTGATTATTACTATCAATATTGTTTATTTCTATATTTCTTAATTCTACAAAAGGAAGCCATCTTTCAAATGCATCAACAATATTATTTTCTATTTTTATTGTAGTATCATCTGTCATTTGTTCAAATAAAAGTTGTTTTAGATTCATACCCAAGTTTGGTTGAAATACTCTTTCACCTTGATTAGTTTGTAATAAAAGTTTTATATTATTTTTTATAGCATCTACAGTTGTTTTTGTAGTTTTAAAAAATCCATCACCGCCAGTAACTCTAGCAAATGGAAAATCTATTCCAACTGATACCCTACTATCTTGGTCTTCTACAAATCTATCTTTTCTTCTATCTAATATTGGCATGTTATACCTCTACTGTCCTTTTTAATTGAACTTTACTTTGCATAGATTCTACCTTACCACCACCTATTGGATTATCTACGCCTTGACCTTTATCATCAACCTTAACAGTAATTAAAGGTATTGTACCAGGACCAACTGGTGTAACTGTGGGAACTGCACCTTGACTTGCATTTAATTTGGTTACAGTAAATGTTTGAGCCTGAACCCATTTTACTATAGAATCAGTTAAATCTTGTGCTAAAGTATCTAATTTGCCACCATCGTTAAATTCATAATTATCAGCAGGATTACTTGGTTCAACATTTTTTTTCAATGCGTTATATATATCAGATTTAAGTCCCATTTCTAAACTTTGCCTTTTCATCTACTTTTTTAATTATATCAGAATAATCTTTGTTAAGAGCATTAGCTAAATGGTCTGGTAATCCTTGTGTATTTTCTGTTACAGATTGAACTTGTGGTTCTTCATTTATTTTTTTCCAATCACCAGCTGCTGCTGTTTCATTTAAAATATCATTTAAAATAGAATCTTTTGTTAATAAATTATTAGGAGGTGGTAATGTTGGAGTCGGAACCTGTGACTGAACATTTGTTTTTTTAGTTGGAGACGAGTTAAGCTGTGTTGTTTGATCTTCTACTATACTATTAGATCTACTTCTAACTAACACTTCATCTAACTTTTTTTCAAGTGCAGAAAATTTAAAATCTAACTCTTCTCTTACTACTTCTCTTATTAACTTCTTAAATATATTAACCTTCATTGTTCTGTTCCCTATTGTTTATTTCTATGTAATGATGATGACTCATAAATTCAGGACCATCATTTGTTATTGTTTTACTACCATCATCATTATCAGTTTCAGTTCTTGGTTGCAATTCATCTATCAAACTCTGTATTCTTTGAAACATTGGTGATGAGTTTTGATCTGTCAATGGGATAGGAACTCCTTGAACCAATGCTCTTGAATCTTGTAGTATTTGAGCAAAGTCTAAAAGTATTTGTCTTAACCTATCACCCAAAACCATAGGTTCAGCTTTAGACTTTGCCGGTACTCCTAAATAAATATTACCAGAATTAATAATTGTACTACCTTGATTGTTTAATGTAAAATTCTTTTTAGCACCAAAGTTTATATTTCTATTTGATGATACAGTAAAATCTCCTTGATTACTTCTAGCATCAAATGTTATTTTATCTGATGTAATTATTATCTGATCAAAAGTTGTTGTATTATTTAATTCTCCGTAATTATAATTAAATACTTCCTCATCATTATCATTACCAAGATTTAATTTAAATAAAACATTTTCATCAGTAGTTATGTCAGCTGATAACCTAAATTCGTTATTTAAAAAAAAGTTTTCTTCTAAAGATCCATTTTGTAATAATGATATTAAAGAACCTTTACTTAATGATTCTTCTATATTTTGATTATTATTACTTATATTTAATACAGGAAATATATTTTTAGATCCTATTCGTATGGCATTACCATGTCTACCTTCTAATAACATATCAGAGTGTTTTGATATACCATAATTTTGTTTACTTAATAAATCCAATACACTTTGTTTCTTTTGTAATTTTTTAGATTTCTTTGGTGGATATTCTTTTCCATAACCAGTTGTTTCATCAACATTATCTTTTATATTTAAACCTCTATCTTCTAACTTGGTATTATAAAAATTTGATGGTGAAAAACTAGGTTCATTAAATGTATTTAGAGGACCCATATAATAATATTTTTCTTTTATTAAAGAAAATAATACTATGTCACCTCTTGTTATCGAATCACTAATACCTCTAAAAAGAGGTCTAGCTTTTATTTTTCTTTGTATAGTTGGTAGTGTAGTGTTTAAAGGTCTTAGTTCTATTATCTGAGACGATTGGTTTTCTTCGTTTTGATTATTGAAATCAAAATTATTAGTAAAAATTTTGTTAACAAAACCCAAATTAAATTCTATAGCACTAGTTGCTACATTATCAAAAACTCTATTTGAAGACATTATGAGTTACCATACTTTTGTCTTATTTTAGACATATCTATAGGATCTTTATCAGCTATATCATCTCTCTTCTTCTGTAAGTCTTCTGCTACATCTTCAAGAGAAGCCATGAGTTGTTCTTTTTCTTCTTCAGATAAAAATCCAACATCACTTTCATCTACAGTTTGTTTGGACATTATTCTTTGATATAGAGTGGCTAGTTTAACAAGGTTATCATCATTTTTAATACCGACATCCATTAGTTCTTTAATAATAGGACCTACGATAGCAATATCTTCGATACCTTGTATGTAACCATGCACCTCTTGAATTAAAAGGTCAATTTGAGTTTTCTTAAGCTTGGTGTTATTATATATCTCTTCAGATAAATCAGAGAAGTTTTTATCACCAAATAATTTAAAGTCTTTTTCCATAACTATAAATATAGTATGGTTACAATATTACACTAAAGAACCTGTATATCTTAGGTTATCTATGTGACCTTTTGTAAGCACTTCTTCTTGAATTTTAGGATATATTTTACGAAATGTATTTGTAATCTGAGTTATTTTAGATGTTTTAACATCTGTCATCTCACGAATCATTATGTATATTGCTTTTTTATTAAAGTTATCAATATTGTTTTTGTTTTTACATAGATATAATATTGATTCTGCAATTTCTCTATCTTGTGGTTTTGGAAAAAGTCTTTCTATATTTTCATCAAAGTAATCAACCGTTTTTTTAAATACATCTAAAGATGGATTCTTTTTTATTTTATCATCTTCATCACCGTGGTCGTATAAAATATCAATATCATCATGAATCTTCATCTTTTTATAGTTAGCATTATTATTTAGAATGAGATAATTTTTTGCTACTACAGAAAAATAACTAAAAGCTTTACTTCCCTTTGTTTCATCAAATTTGTGCATGTTGATAACAAGATTAGATACAACCTCTTCTTGTAAATCTCTAAACCCATAACTAAAATAACTAAACTTAAAAGTGTTTATTATATTTTCTGCTAATTTAAGAAATGCTGTATGTATCTCTTCAGTATAAATTTTGTTTCTTTCTACAGTATTATCACAATGGTTATATCTTACAATAGCATCATGTACGGGTGTACCAAAATAAACTTTACTTTTCTTTCGTCTTTTTTTCATTTTCTTCAACCTCGGTTTCAAATAAATTGTCTAAGTCTTTTCCAAGTTGTTTTATCTCCGTAAAGAAAAAACCAACTTCATCATCTGATTCAAATGTGCCTTTATCATCTATAGTTTTAAGTTGAATTTTTATTGTTTCTATTGTATTGCTTATGTTTAGTATTATGTTTTCATATGAATTGATACGGCGTAGTGCATAAAAAGTCACCACCCCTAAAAAGGTGGCAACAATTCCTAATGTAATGGTAATTATGTAATGTAACAATTAAGACTCTAAATCTAGTATTTTATCATCTATTAAATCTATAACTTCTATAAGTATTTCGTTTTGATCTTCTTCATGATGTGTATCTATTTCTAATAACAAAGCTTTTAAATCTTCTAAAAAGATTATCATCTCGCTATTCATTAAGCATCTCCTACTATGTTAGTTAGTAACTCAAGAATTTGTTCATTATCAAAATCATCTAATTCTTGAATGTGTTTGTCTAATGTGGAAACTAAACTTTTTATATGAGTATCTTGATATTGTTTTATTGTTTCAGCATATAACTCAGGATTCTCAATCTCTAAAACATCAAGTATCTGATTTATTAAATCGTTAGCATCTGTTAGATTCTTACGAACTTTATAAAACATTTCTTTATGCCTTGATTGCTCAATTTCTAACGAGTCCAAACGACTTAGTATAAAAGATAATACTTTAATGATTTGCTCGTTATTATGTTTTTGTTTCTGTTCCATATACTCATAAATATTCTACCAATCAATCAAATCACTTATATTTTAAATTTTAATATACATCCATTCCAATATCACCTAATGTTTTTAAGTCTTCACGACCATCACATTCGGAGTAATCATCAACAGCAGTATCATCTAATTCACCTTCATTAAAGTAATCAAGATTAACTCTCTTGTTTTCTTTATAATTAGGTGTAGATGATGAGTGCCTATCCATAGACTTCATTTGTCTCTTATCATCTGTTGATAATTTAAATTGGGAAAGATCTATTTTTTTAGTTTTATTCATTATTAATTAACCTCTTATTTTATTATTATTTAAATTTAAGGGACATAGAAGAAAGGAAGAAAGAACTATGCCCCTATAAGAACCTCTTAAAAATGAGATTCAATTCTTTGAGAACGATAACCTATTTAAGTATCCATAATAATATACAAATAAATAACCATTAAGTCAAGCATTATTTTTGAGAACTTGAAACTAAATTGTTAGAAACTTGTTCACT